TTTCCATTAACACCAACTGTAATAAATGCCTCAGGATTGTATTCTTTAAGGACGTTAATTAGTTGGCGTACGAGCATATTAATCTCCAAAGATTGAACCAACTAATGCCTCATATTCACCAACTTCTTTATCACTTAATCGATAAATTAGATCATCTAATACTTCATCAAGAATATAATTATCCTCTTTAACAGCATACTTTAAATCTTGAATTAGATCTCTTCTTTGTTGTAATTGGGCATCAGTTATTGACATATTTATATCTCCAAATATGGTGGAAAGTTTTGATTGTTATTAATTAATACGCCAACTGGGGCATATTCTTTAGTTTCAGTATTGTAAATTGATACTGGTTGTAGCAGCAAATCATCATCAAATGATTGCAATTCTGTTAATAAATCGAGATAAGTCATAATTAGTTTTAGCGAACAATGTACTCAACTTCGCCATCGGCGATGTCTGCCTGAACACCTAATTTCTTGATGATTGAGCGAATCTTAACATCATATTTAATAGCAACGTCATCAGGATTTGTACGTTTAGTTAATACATGAATCAAGAAATCACACTCAGGCGATGTTAGATTAGGGTCTAACATTGTTTGGGGTTTCATGCTACTACCTCTTCTAATTGTGGTTCAGGAATATTAGCAGGGATGACATTTGTGTCTACTATGTTATAATCATCATCATAAGAATGACTGATTGAATAACACTCCCATTTTGAATCTTCTGTGAATACATATACAAATTCTTCACAAGCATTAGCATTATTCACATAATCATCAAAGTTTAAATCTAATCTAGGTTCAGTTTTTTCGCCTCTTTCATTATAATATAAGGGGCGAGTTTCACCTAATTCTTTTCTATCCCAGTCATCATTTGAGTCGCATGATGACATATCGCCACCATCAATTAGGTCAGCAACTTTCTCAAATGTGTTAAACTTTGATTTTAGAGTAACACCTAACCACTCAGGATAACCATCCCAGTGATGATAAACTGATAGAATGTTACCATCCTTTAATTGTAAACCAATTCGAGATCTTGTTGCCATAATAGTGAATAATAAAAAGAAAAATAGGGGCAAATGGTCAAGAGGTGCTTCACTCTATCCTAACCAATCGAGAGGTCTAATTAAGAGTACTAACTCATTTGCCCTTATTATTATAATAGTATATAAAGTGACACAATAGGAAAGTATTGTGTCACTTATTTTATTGTCTAATTACCAGCATTTCCATCAACATATGCTTCAATTACTTCTAGCAATTCAGCACCAGTTTGTGCCTCTTCTAGAGAATAGAATAGGTCGTTGATTTCAAATGAAGTAGTCATTTTAGGGAATAAGTTAAACAACATTACCCAGTTTAGAGTCAATATGGCAGGACTATAATTTAATTAATTAGTGGTAACTTTTGATGTAAATCATAAGTAATATAATTTCTTATATCATTTAATTCAGGGTCAATTCCATCAGGTCGTTTGGCAATATTCTTTTTAAATGTATTCAAACGATCTGCAATAATGCTACTAATAGCAACATACTCTTCATTAGTAAATGTTACTGTTCTCATTATGCTGCCTCCTTAATATAACCATTTTGTGAGACCATAAATTGATCTAGTCTCTCAATATCTGTATCAGTAAGAGTATCAAAATCAACTCCGCCTAGTTTGTAGATTCCCCATTCTGAAATTTCGATAACAAATTCTTCCCAATTTGAACATAGGCAAGAAACATTGTCTAAATTGTCATCAAATAGGATTCTTTGCTTAATCCTATTTACTGGTTCTTTGTAAACTGTGGTTGAGTTCATTTTAATTCCCTTGTTTCGTATGTACTCATTATAACCGCAAACAATCCCAAAATGGGGGATGAGTGGACACTATCTAAAGTGTCACATGACCTACCTTTTCCACTCCTGTCTTACTGTAAAGTTAGCATAACTAAACTGTTTTCTATTAACTAACTTATAATTACCATATTGATTAGTCATAACATAACCCTCATGTTCGCATACTTCATTATTAATTAAGCATTCAACATTTTCATCAGTTGTTATGCCTTCCATAAGTAATAGTTTAATATCTCTTATGAAATTATATAAATGAAACAAATTAGCATGAAATCCAGTATCTTTCGCTAAAGCACTAGGGTTCAAATCTTTCTGTTCTCTGATATAAGAATTAACAACAATCTTTATCTCTTCGCCTTGCTTTTTATCTGGAAATTTAACAAATCTAACTGCTGCTTGAGCGAGACTAATTAAGAGATCTAATTTAATATCTCTGTATGCAATTTCAGCATTAGTTGATAAGAATTTAACCTCTTCAGCATAAGCATCCTTATAATTAAACTCGGCAATCATATCCTTAATTGTATCACCATGATATGATGTATGAGCAGCAAATACTAAATCTTCTGTTACTATGTTATTAAATTTGTATGTGATTGTGTTTGGATTATATACACTACCACCACCAAATCCTATGAAATCGCCTTGATAAACTCCTTCAATTCTAGGTAGTTTCTCAAAACATAGATGTAGGATTGATGCTACTTTAGGGTTGCTTCCATGATGTACTTCTATATCATAGTGTGAATAATTGATCTTAATCTTAACTTTATTAAATACACTCTTTGTACCAACAAAAAACTTGCCATTTTCAGGATTAATGCCCCATACTATAGCAGGCGCACCATCATATTTTACTGATAGTTCGCTATTCTTATCTTTAAAGAATTTAAGTATATTTAAGGCACCATCCTTACCTTTATTAAGGATAGAATCTTCAGGATGTTCAAGATGTTTGTTTTTCATATTATTTTCCATTAGTATAAGAACCCATTACACAATTACCATATCTAACTTCAGCATATCCATACTCTTCAGATAGATCTAAACATAAACCCCAGCAATCATCTAATTCAACAAAAGATGTATTCTCATAAGGCGCTGATGGGCAGTGAACTGAATACCTCATTGTTGTAAAATCGAATTTCATAATAGTATTATGACATAAAAAAAGACCCCTATCAAGGGGTCTTGTGCCACTTTATAGAGTGGTTAGGCAGGGACTTTCATTTGTCCTACTACCTTCAAAAGTTCTTTAGTACCTGCCTCAAGAAATAGAAATGGAATAACAATAACTGAAAATCCATCCAATTCTCTTGCTCTTTCTATCCAAGTCTTAGTTGATACATTAGTTTCAACTTTTGGCGCTTCCTTAACATCTTCCACTTTAATTTTTGCGGTTGATGTATTTAGTGGCGCAGACTTAGGGGCGGTTGCTGTAACTTTGCGAGTGCGACGCTTTCTTGAAGTGGTTGTTGACTTCTTGGCAGCAGTTGCAGTTGGCATAAGTGTCTAATTTCGTGTGGACTCCCTTATTATAGGGTATCATAGGTCATTTTCAATATGAAATGTACCACTATCTCAACTGTCTCATGCCAGTTAATTAAATGTCACACTGGGGATTCATATACTTTCTCTTTCGTGATACTTTCTTACTATGTGTATCAATTAGATCCTCCAACTCCTCTACATTACTGGTTATGGCGGGGTCATCTTTATCTTCAGAATAGTAGAACAACGCTTCACTTAGTAAGTTATATTGTTGATCTGTTAGTGTTACTTTAATGTCATACATTATCTTAAAGGTATATTAAAGGAAATAATAGTTCGAGGTTTAGTTGATACTTGATTAGGGCATTCATGCAATAAACTTGATGGAAATGTAATAATATTGCCCTCACTAACTTGAGGCGTTTGTTTACCAATTATACCATAATAAGGATGTGGAAATGGTGAATAGAATGTTGTTGGTATATGTTCAGTCTCATCAAACTCAACATATAATACACAACTTATACGATCATTGCCATGATTATGTGCTCCATGATATTGTCCTTTAGTATATCTTTGTGACCATAATTGCCACGTATCAGTAGACTCAAGTGGGCATTCTCCATTATACTTATCATTTAACATATTAGTATATTCATTCGCAATGTTATCTAAATCCTCTTGCATTATATCAACAAAAGTATTAAGATAAGGCGGGCGAGTATCATATTTGTAATAATCAGTTAAACAATCTGAACATGACTCTATATCTTCATCATCAAATGATATAAGTTCGAGCAACTTAGATTTCTTATTCTGCCAGTCATTAACTTCAAATTTACTTATTGCAATGGCAAATAATAAAGAATGTTCAGTCATTTCTTTTGTATTCTTTTCAAATGTTGACGATATTTGTTCATATTTGTTTTAGTATGTTTCTTAAGTTCTGACTTAAGTTTCTTCAAATATTTAAGGTGATTAGGATAAACTAATTGATTTAATTCTTTCTTAGTTTGCCTTTCTTCTTTAGTCATTGTTTAAATCTTCAAAGTAAATGCCATTTAATTCATCATTATTCCATTCAGTCAAATCATCTAGGAATAAATCAACATCATCATCATCATTGCCACTATACGTCATTTCGTGCATAATTGCTTCAGCATCCTCAAGGCGTAGATCATCAACTAACTTAGTCATTCTACCAGCATAATGATTATCAATTTCTTCAAGGCATCTTTGGCGTATCTTCTCTATTTGCCTCATAATTGATGACTCCATGATTTTCATTATACTATCTAGTCTATTTTCTGGCAATAGACACTTGTGCTTCACCTTTTGTAAAAATAGTGTCCACAACTGAATTTAGACGCCTCTCTGTTCCTATTCCAATATTAGAATATACAGGCACAAACATCTTGCCAAATGGTTTATGGTATCCCTCGAAATTGCCTGGAATTAGTTCACCAGCATCAATATGTCGTTTGTCGTTATCATGTAAACGAATAACTCTACCAATAGTTTGTGCCATACTGATAAGATCTAAGTTTCTAAGTAATATGCAACCAGTTAATCCTGATACATTCATACCTTCAGATAATATACTATGATGAAACATAACAAACTTCTTAGATTCATCCTTGCCCCATTTATTCATAATATCAAAGAATACTTTTCTTGATACTTTCTTACCATTAATGATAGCACCAAACTTAGATGTTATGTGCATAACATTATATCGCATTTCATGGCATATTGCCATAAAATCTGTTTTAGTAAGTAGTTTATGAATATTAGTGGTAGATTTGGCAGTTACTAATACTTTAGTCATGTGATCCTCAGTCTTGAGAGCATCAAGAATTGCCTCTTTTTCTATCTGTTCTTGACTATCAAAGAAACCACAATTATATTTCTTTGCTTTAACTTTAGGTGGCAATATGTATCCTTTATTAACTAACTCAGGAGCAGGCACATCAACAATTCTTTTGCCAAATATACTCTCATCATTCATACCAGTTCTAACATTAGACTCTTTAGGCGTAGCAGTAAAGAAATAGGCACGACTAACCTTAGTGGCAAAGTGTTTAACCGCCTCAATATAGTTCTTTTGTACGCTGTTATGTGCCTCATCAAAGTATATTGTATCAACATCAATAGTTGATCTCATTACCTTATGAAGTGACTGATATGTTGAGAATATTGCTTTATGACCACTACTATTCTTATGCCAAAAATTTATCTTATCTATCGCAGTTGTTGTTTCATATGGTGTTTCACCACTATGAACGTGTAGTATATTAATATTAGTAATATGCTCTACAAACTCAGCACATAGTTGCTGTGCTAATAGTATTCTAGGAGCAACAATTACTATTGTTTTGTTGTCTCTATTACCTAGATTAAATAGATGCCTTTCAGCATCCTTAATCATACAAATAGTCTTGCCTCCACCAGTAGGTACAATGATTTGCCCCTTACTGTGCTTCTGCATGGTATCAACTATTTGTGTTTGATGTTCACGCAGGTTCATAAATTTGTTTCAATAATAATATTATACAATAAAAAACCCCTGCTGTGCAGGGGCGTGTGACAGTTTTAAAACTGTTTCAACATTTTCTCTGTTTCAGGGTCAAACACTTCTTTCACACCTTCAATATTACTTAACCAGTCATCCTCATTAGTATTGGATAACTGCTCAAGAATCTCATAACCAACTTCAAATTCATCCATAAATTAAATTCATTGAACTGATAGTATTATGGCACGCCATATATTATCTGGCAACCATCAGTGGACACTTAACCAACTGGCGGAACTGGTGCCTCACTTGGATGGGGAGCAGGTATGCCTTCCATATCAAACTTGTTTGCTGCCTTATCAAACTCTTTAGCACCTTTAATTAGGTTAATGTCAGCAACTAGACCAAGAATATCATCTTGCTGTTTAAGTAATGAGGCATGAACCATTGATTCTAGTGTTGTTAATCTCTCATCAAGATTGCCAAGTGTTTTCATAGTTTGCTGTAATTGTTTCTGCAATCTATCTACTTTGCCTGAAGTAACTGCCTCAGTTGCATTAGGAGCATTAAGTGAATCGTAACCCATAGTAATATCAAATCTGTTATTATTTAGATAAGAATCTGTATTAATTTAGAGGCGGAAACTACTACCATGAATGATAGCATTGCCACTACATCATACGCCTTAGTTCTTATAAAGAATGGTATGCTTAATAAGCACGCTATTGTATGTAATATTGTACCATAGAGTACACTATAATGCAATACAATAAAATAGGCAGATACGACCAAAACTGATCCTATCTGCCTGCTAATAGTTACTGTTCTCATCTTAGGTAAAGATAACCGCCTGCCCAGTCACAATTAGCATACATTGACTCACGTTGACGAATGATTCTCATATCATATCTTACGTGCTTTGCTGGTGACCTCCATGAAGCAGGTTTATAAACTTCGCCTGTATTCTTATCAACAAAGGCATGAACTGATCCATCCACATACTCGCCATTACGCCAGTCTTGATGAATGATCTTGTAGTATTTCTTGCCCTTTTGGATGCGAAACTTCATCATTTCTTCATCCATTTCAATTTTCCTGATTCTCTCTTGTAGATACTTGTCGGATGCTCCAGACATTGCCTGATTTCTTATAGCAGAGCGTAGTGAATAATCCTTGTAATTTCTCTCAAGAGCACGACATAAATCAGTTGTCCATCTTAATACTAATACTTGCAACTGAGATTCAGTTGGTTGTTGGTAATCTGTTGGCACTTTGATTGATGACATAATATAAAAGAAATAAAGAATGTTGAGAGAGTGGGGCAAATCAACATAGGTTTCACCTATATGCCCAAATTTACCTACTGGGAATCGCTTACACCTGTACCCCTGAACTTAATCTGGGCAGTAGAACCACATATCCCTCAACATTTATATAATAGTATCAAACGTCATAAACTTCAACTATCCTTGTGCCACTATCTGGACTGTCCTTCTCCCAATGACGTATTACACCAGCAGTAATGAAGCAGTTAGTAACAAGATAAGTAAGCAGAATAACACTCCTAATAATACAAACTGCATCATCATACTTTGCAGTTTTATTATCCTCGAAACTTCCCAAGGCATACTTCCATACTCTCCAAATCATAAATCTGCTGGGTCAGATGGCATATTATTAGGAATAATATTCATCCTAATTCTATCCACAACTTTAGGCACCAGTTTGCTACCATCAAATGAACAAGATCCATCCGCCTGTTTATTACCAAGCGTTTCACATAATGCTTCACCTACCATTTCATATAAGAATGTATTAGTTTTAGGTGATGTAGTAATATATGCTATAACTTCCATAGTCATAGCATCCGCTAACTTTTCTAGTGTTTCTTTAGATAATGACATTATGCTGATTTAGGAAATAGTTGAACTTTTTCAGTACCAAATCTGCCTTGTGCCTCAACTTTAGCATCAGATCCAAAAGGCGATATACTCTCAAACTCTTGTTCATAGAGTCTGTTATTAATAATAACTTTTGCCTTCCAAAGTGCCATAATAATAATAAAAATAGGGTGCGAGAAACAAAATGGACGTATCCATTTGTTTCTCCATAGGTATTATGGCATACTACTCAGGATTTGTCAAGTCACTCACTCCATGAGGCGGATTTAACTCTTGATCCATACCCCAGTGATCTTTTAATCCCTTACGGGCATTGAATGCTCTTGCTCTTTCTTCTTGAGTTAAATTAACAACTCGCCAACCATAATCACCATTAGTTAATACTGTTGGCATAAAGTTCATTGCTATAGTAATTCTATTCTCACCTTTATTAACATTATATCCATGTATTACTTGTGATGGAAATAATAACAACTCGCCTTCATTTGATATAACTTTATTATCCTGATTGTAATCTGTATATTTAACTGGCAAGTTGATTAAGGATGGTTTATATTGTTGATATAAACTCTCAGAATTAGTGAAATGTGTACTTACATGACCTTTTGTATCATCAAAGTTCACATAATATACGCCACTTAGATAAGAATTACCATGACAATGTGGATGTTGATATGCTCCTTCGCCTGATATATTAAACCAACTATCTGTTACTTGTATGTGTTCTTGTATATAATCTCCTTTAACATCACGAGCAAATATTACTGCCTGTTCTTCCATCCAAGTTCTTAATCTTCCATATCTTTTATCATCCATTAATACAGAATAATGTCCAATATGTTTCAAATTACCACTACTAACATTATAATCTAAATTAAGAACATCTTCAGTACTGATATGATCTAATACAGTCTCTTTAACCTTATCAGCAAATGGACAAGGAATAATGGCAACAGGCGTAGGTAGAATACTTAATACTTCCATATCAATTAAAATCAGGATTGTCCCATAATCTACTCCTAAATGTAGTCATGGCAGTGTGTCTCTCTTCTTTAGTTAATGGTTCTACTTTAAAAGAATTAATATATCTAGGCATCAGATTACTGGATATAGTAATTCTATTATCTGTATGGTTAGTTCTATAACCATGAACACAATTAGCACGCCAAAGTAACAATGATCCCTCTAATCCTACCACTTCATTGACTTCATTATACTTTGTTCTCTTATCATTTGTCAACATATATGGTAGATAATCAGGATACTGTTCGCTATCATTAGGTTTATAAAAATATGTTGGCGAGTGTGACGAATCATCAAAGTTTACATAATATAAGGCACATACAACGGCATTTATATGATAATGCGGTCTCTGATAACCACCACTCTGACATACATTCATCCAACTATCTGTTAATATAAAATCAGATGTATCATAGTGAAGTATATCTCTGGCATATATCTCTGCCTGTAGTTCTATCCACTCTCTAAAATCTTTGTACTTATCATTAGATAACGGCGAATAATAATCAAAATGTTCTAGTGATTTCTCAGCAGAATCTCTTTTCTTATGTTCGTATTCATTACCATGATTATTAATCTCATCTATAACTAACGACTTAAGTTTATCATGTTCAGGATATATTACTACACCAAGATTCTCTGGTAATATATCAACTACCTTCATGCCCAGTACCCCATATTCTCTCCACAAAATCAGGTGGCAACATCTCTTTAGCACATTGAGAGGTATTAAAACTAACTGTTATTCTATCATGTTCAGTCTTATTAACTCTACTACCATGTTCTAACCACGATGGAAATAGGTATAGATGATCCTGTTTAATAGGCACATCATAGAAATACTGTCCATAAGGTGTTTCTTTTATGTTATGAACACACATCATATATGGTTGTAATGGTGATACAACATAAAAATTACCAAAATCGCCCGCAGGAAGTTCTACATAAAATGCACCACTAATAACACTAGACTCATGCCTATGTCTCTCAGTAAATCCACCCTTAGGCAGTATATTATACCAACCACCACTAATAACTACAGGCCAGTTGCCTACTTTATCTGAGAAATGATTACAACACTGCTGAAATGTTGCCAACATTGGTTCGGATACTGGATCTCGCAATGGATCCCACCCACCATGAGAAC